CTGTTCTAATTGTTTTTCACGATCTTTCATCATAGGAATATAGGGCAAATATTGTGTTTGGTCCAACAATACACATAGTGTCTCATGCAATTCTTCATTCATAATTGGCGGTTTGATGCCAAAAATAGAATTAATATATTGGATATGTTCAAAATACTTATTAAGACCCAATTTACGCAAAATATCGCGCATTTTATCATAGTTTATTAATGCCATATCCTTAATGCGTTCCTTTTTAATACGCGCACGAATAGCATCAATAACTTCCTCAGGTATTTGCGTAGTTTCTTTGGCTTGGAATTGGGATAAAATCTCTTTAAAATGATTGAGTCGTATATATGCGGTATAAGATACCTCGTTTGGTGGTTCTTTATTGGTTGGTTTTGAACTATCCACAATATAAGTAAAGAATTTACCACAATTTTGATTATTGCAAATTAAAATGCCTTCTTCGTCCTGTGGAATAAGTTCTCCTTTTCTACATATTTCACATACATCGGTATTTACAATAAAATCCTGAATATTAGAAATTTCATTGTTTACATTTCTCCAATAATTTTGATATGCTTTTTTGGATTGTGTGTATTTTTCACCACCCGCATCAGCTGATTCGGCAGTTGTAGACCTAATTTTAAAGAAAGAATTGAGAACATTTACGTTTTGGTTTGGAGCATTCGAACCAGTAGAAATCTGTTTTTTCTGCTCGAAATAGTCGAATATATATTTCGAGTTCTCTAGCAAATAATGTTTTTTTTGGGTTTTTAGATTTCGAATTTGAGAACCTATGGATTCAATTTTATCTCGAATATCCATATATTCATCAATTTGGGAATCTTTTAACGTAGGAATGATAGATTTTAGACGGTTTTTTTCGAGGATTAGATTTGGAATAGTGATAGTTTCAATAGTATTAAAATGATTTAACATTTCAGTATGTTTTTCATCGATAGTATTGATTGTAGGAAGTGGTGCTTTTTTTTGGGCAGTTTTATTCATTTTAAAAATATGTAGATGTGTTTTTATGTCGGTTTTTTTTGAATTGATGTTCTCGTTTTCTCTCAATATAATTATATATGTCGTTGCCAGAAGGAATTATAGAAGTTACAGGAGATCTAGATGGTGAGACTGTAAAATTCTATAATATACCAGTAGGATTTGTATTATTTAAAGGACTTCCTATAGAACTTGCAAAAAATTACGTCAGACAACCAAAAAAAATTGAATTGGCAAGGAGGGGCATTGGGTCTTATTTTTTTGCACTTCCAAGTAATGAACGAACTTATATAGAAAGTCTTGAGGATATGTATGGCGTTGTTTATGAATATCAAACTGCACGCGAATTTCAATTATTGGCAATGGATGATTATGCCACGGTTGGTGTTTTATATTCTGGTGCACCTGAAAACGTACAAAGCGTTTTAAGAAAAAATTATGGATATTTAACAGGCAAAACACAATTAGGTTCAAGGGCTTCAGATCCAAAAGGCGATAATGTTTTGGTAAATTATTTAAAAGCTATTAATTTAGGATATGCGATTTTTAATATGACAACTGATACTGGAAATTTTCATCCTGAATTATTTTTTTGTAATATTATACCTGGTCAAATAACGTGCAACGGAATGGTTACCACCGAGGGTAGATATGAAACGATCGAACAAAACATTACAATGAGACTAATGGGTGAAGAGCAGCGTGAGCAAAGAAAGAAACCAAGGATGAAATACGATTCTCCGCCATCATCTCCCCAATATGAAGTATTTAATACTCTTGCATTTTCTTCGCCTTCAAAAGGTGATACTGGCGGAGGGTTTTCTTATGATTCACCAGATCGTGGTGGAAAAAGAAAGAGAACAAAAAAGACTACCAATCGTAAAAAAAGAAAACCCAAGAAGAAAACATCAAGAAAAAAATAACTCGTAAACGCGCAAAAAAACGCATATCTAGAAAATATAAAAGACATAATGTCCACCGCTACAAAAATAGAAATACCTTTAGAAAATATGCAAATCAATAAAAAGCAGTTTCAAAAAATGATGTTTTTACATAATGCTTTAGACCAAGGATGGTGTGTAAAAAAATCAAATGATTCTTATATTTTTACTAAAAAGCATGAGAATCGCCGTGAGATATTTCAAGAGAATTATTTAGAGAGTTTTTTGGTGTCTAATTTTACGCCAAATATTATAGAATAATGAATCTGTCTATTTTGTGAATATATCAACAGTTATTTAGGCATTTTTATAAATTAGTTTTTTGTAAATTCATTCCAAGAAAATAATTTTTTCTGTAGATAATATGTGCAGAAAATGTGTAGAAAGCTTTTATAAACATCATTAAAAAAATAAAATACGAAATTATTTTATTTTTAACCAGATTATTTTCTCAGTGTAATCTATAATTTCGATTCGAAATGGCTGGTGGACTTATGCAACTTGTAGCTTACGGCGCCCAAGACGTGTTCCTTACTGGAACGCCCGAGATTACCTTCTGGAAGGTATCTTACAGACGCCACACAAACTTCGCGATGGAATCTATCGAACAAACTTTCTCTGGTCAAGCTGATTTCGGCCGTCGTGTAACTTGCACAATCTCCCGTAACGGTGATCTTTGCTACCGCACGTACCTCCAAGTTACTCTTCCCGAAATTAACCAAGGTATGTACACTGGATCCACTGTTGGTGAAGGTTGCTTTGCCCGTTGGTTGGACTACATTGGTGAACAAATGATCGCTCAAGTTGAAGTCGAAATTGGTGGTCAACGCATTGACCGTCAATACGGTGACTGGATGCACATCTGGAACCAACTTACCATGTCCTCTGAACAACAAAAGGGTTACTGGAAAATGATTGGTAACACCACTCAACTTACATACATCACCGACCCCAACTTCGCTGATATCTCTGGTCCATGTGCCGCTGCTGGTGGCCCAAGCCAAGTATGCGCTCCCCGCAAGGCTCTCCCCGAAACCACTCTTTACATTCCCCTTCTTTTCTGGTTTTGCCGCAATCCTGGTCTTGCTCTTCCCCTCATTGCTCTCCAATACCACGAAGTCAAGATTAACCTTGATATCCGCCCCATTGGTGAGTGCCTCTGGGCCGTCAAGTCTTTGAGTCAAACCACAGCTGGTTCCGTTTCTTTGTCTGCTGCCTACCAACAATCCCTTGTTGCTGCCTCCCTCTATGTTGACTACATTTTCCTTGACACTGACGAGCGCCGCAAGATGGCCCAAAACCCCCACGAGTACCTCATCGAGCAACTCCAATTCACAGGTGACGAATCCGTTGGCTCCTCTTCCAACAAGATCAAGCTCAACTTCAACCACCCTTGCAAGGAGCTTATCTGGGTAGTCCAACCTGATGCCAACGTTGACTACTGTGCCTCCCTCGATGCTGGAAGCATTCTTTTCCGCACTCTTGGCGCCCAACCCTTCAACTACACAGACGCTATTGATGCCCTTCCCAACGCCATCCATGCCTTCGGTGGTCAAGATGAGACTGGCGGCTCTACTGGTAATGAGTTCATCAGCGCTTCTGGTCTTTTCCAAATGCCTGGTGCTCTTGATGGTGCCAGCTCCATCCTTGGAGCCAACAATCCTGCCAACTGGGTTGCCTCCACTGGTGCTGCTGGATTGAACGAAACCCCCTTCATGAATCAAGGTGGTTCCATCAGCGGATCCCTTGTATCCGATGCTGGCACCTTCGTTCTTGCCGAGACCGCTTTGGACATGCACTGTTGGGGCGAGAACCCCGTCGTCACTGCCAAGCTCCAACTCAACGGCCAAGATCGCTTCTCTGAACGCGAAGGATCTTACTTCGACGTTGTTCAACCCTTCCAACACCACACTCGCCACCCCGATACTGGTATCAATGTGTACTCATTCGCCCTCCGCCCCGAGGAGCATCAACCATCCGGCAGTTGCAACTTCTCCCGCATTGACAACGCCGTACTCCAACTTGTTCTCTCCTCCCCCACAGTTTCTGGTGTCGCCACTGCCAAGGTACGCGTATACGCCGTTAACTACAATGTGCTCCGCGTGATGAGTGGCATGGCTGGTGTCGCCTACTCAAATTAGTTAGTCACAATTTTTATGTGACCAACAAAATAATAATTCTCATTAAAATAACAAAAAAAATTATATAATTATTAAAAAGTAATTATATAAGCAATATTAATATAACAAATTCCTTATGAAAAATTGACAGTTTTTATTTATCCAAACTATAAATAAAAACTATAACATGATGCGCGAAATTGATTTTAGCAACGATATTGACATTCAAAATCAGCGCGAACGGTTCGCTATTGATTATTCTAATTTAAAAATATTGTTTGAACAGATGCTACAAAAAACTATATTCTTGGAAAACGAACTGAGAAAATGCCAACCCGAAGTGTTTGTTCCAGACAAATCAACAGAACCACCCAAAAAACGTTCTAAACTCTAAAATTTAGGACATTTTCTAATCAATTCTTCTAATTTTCGATACATCAAAACCCCTTTTTTTTACACCATTAAGTATTTCATAATCTTGTTCTAAGAATTCCTCATCATCTTCGTTAAAATAAACACACCCGACAAAAATGCCGTCTATCCAACCGATTAATCGCGCAATATTTTCTTCAAAATACAAACACCAATCCCTATGCATATAAAATAGAAAGGTAAAAGAATGATTACAAAAATTTAATGGCTCAAAAGAATGGCTCAAAAGAATTAAAAATAAAATAAAATATAAATATATATGATTAGTCGTACAAAAAGTTATAGTCCTGGACGTATTACAAAACCTAACGTTACTAGACGTACAAAAAGTCACAGTCCTACTCGTAGTCGTAGTCGTGGTTCTAGACTTACTAAAAAGCGTGGCGTTGCGTCCAAGCCCATGGGACTTACGCCACGATTAAAACTTGTCAAGGCTACAGACATCGTTCCAGAAAATGAATTAATAACTGGTGAGGAATATCTTGTTAAGATTGGCAAAAGAAAATATAGAGGTGTTTTATACAAATTAAAGGATGAACGAGGATGTTATGTTTTTAAATATTTAGAGCGTGTTAAAAAAAATGAAATTATGGCTTTTATACACCCTTCGGATTGGGATTGCGACGATGATACCTTTGTAAAAGTATATGACAATAAGAAGGGTGAAAAAATTTTATCAGTAGAAGATCTTAAAGAAATTTTATCAATAGAAGATCTTAAAGGAATGGAAGAAACTTCGGGAGTTGTTATTGGTCAAACATATTACGTGCGATTTTTGAGGATGGATGATAAAAATACCGATAAAGAATACAGCGGCCATGGTTCATTTCGAGGCACATATATTGGACAGATTGATAATGAAGGCAGCAACCTCTATGAATACCATGCTTTTTCAAATATAGTAGAAATAAATACGGAAGTTTGTGGAAATGTTACTTTTCATTATACTGCAGAAGCAGCGAAACAGAAAAACCGACAAACTCGTGTATTTTCTAAGCTTATTCCAGGATTCTATACCGAAACGAGATATGGAGGCAATAAATGTAAAAACGCATAACCGTAAAATGAAACAAAAATAATATATTTAATTCAAAAATATATTATTTTACGAAAAAACCGCATAAACAAACAACCAAATAAATATAAAATGTCCGCATATTGTGCAACTTCATTAAATACACAAAATGATCTTTTAATGAAAAACTTAATGGATTTTTATCAGAATCGCACTAATTTGCGCAAAATGATGTCGATTATCAATGGTGAGGCTAAGATTTCACTTAGAATAGTAGATTGGTTTGTTACCAATTTCGCTAAGAAAAATTATACAGTTTACGACCTAGAAATTCAACGTGGAACTGGAAAATCTTCAGTAAGGTTTAAAGTTTATAATGATTATAAACTAAAGCTTAAGGCATACGGGAAAACGCGATTTGACCCATTTTGTAGATGGGAACGCATAACGATACCATACGACGAAGAAAAATTTATGGAAACCACGATTGGTCAATTAAATTTTTTTAAATGGGCTATCGAAAATAATATTTTGGATTTTATCGAGACCAATTATGCAGACATCGAAGACGATATGAATCATAGAAATAGCACGGCGAAACGGCTTACACCCAACACACATGAAAATGATGTTGAAACGGATAATACAAAGACCCGTAAGAAACGTGAGGAACTTTCGGTGTCGGCTTGTAAATGTATTAAGAAAGAAACCGTGAAGATAGTGGTGAAGTTTAATTAAAAAATTGAGTATTATTTATGCAATATATACACAAATAATACGTTTGTTATGCGAGTCGATTTGTCAGGTCCAGAGGGAAATGCCTTTTATCTAATGATGTTGGTAGGAAAGTTAGGAAGAGAGCTTGGTTTAACGCAAGAAAAAATAGATGATATTATAAAACAGATGAAATCGTCTGGTTACGATAATCTAGTAAAAGTATTTGGTGAAAATTTTGAAGGCGCTGTAGAATTATATAAAGATGGGAAACTATATAATTTGCGAAACTGAAGGCATTAGCGCATTCGTATATCGTTTAAGAATCGAATTGGTTTTGATGAATAAGTATGACTAATATCTGCTAAGCATTCGTTTGCATAATCTACAATTACATCGATTTCCTCTAAAATAGTAGGTTCCCATTTATTTACAGCAACACTAGATAGATGAGCACGAAACCTATAAATAATATCAGTAACTGTTGTAAATAATATATCCAACACATTACGAATCTCGCGTGATTTTTCATTCTTTTTTTCATTTCGCTGCAAAGAAATCTTAAACTGGTCTTGAGTAATATGTTGTCTCATATAGGAAACGCGAAGCGCTTGGTTGCGTTCAACATAATCAATTTGCCGATAACGTTCCTGAATAACCCAACGCAAATGAATTGCATTTTGGATTGTGTTTTGCAATATAGTCAAACAAGAATTTGTCAATGGATGGTCTTTGTGTCTTGTTATAAGAATATTTCGAATATCTCTAAAATCATTATGATTGAGTTCGTTGCGACAAGGCACATCGCCAGGATTGCGAGGAACCTCATTTCCATTTCTGCGGAGCCATTCGAAATAATGGGGATTGTGAACTACATTTTCGATTCGTCCATTGCGCCAATTAAATGCGGTATGACATTGGGTACACCACATTTGGTCACAATTTCGTACAACAGTAAGATCTGGTAACAAAAACCTCTTGTTTTCATTAATAGACCAACCAAAATATTTCCCTCGCCCTTTGGGAACAATATCGATTTCACTAGTTTCTCCATTGTTTTTAAAACCTTTAAATTGTCGTTGGATTGCGGCATTCAATTTCAAGTAATCATCAACAAATATTTCGATAATTTCGTTATTGTTTTTCAAAACCAATGTATGTTTACTATTAGCAATATAATTCATTCCATTTTTCTGTTTAATTTCATACAAATTGTCCTCACCAGAAACAACTTCCTCAACAACACGTTGACAACCATCATCGCCAATCAAAACATCATTAACTTTAATATCTTGAGACATGATAACGGTTCCATCCCACATCAAAACAGGCGTATCCTTTGCAAAACATCCATCAATTTTAAAAATCCCAGTTCGGCACTTGGGACAAGGTCGTGTATCATTTTGCAAAAGTGCCACTGTCGCAACTGTCTCTGGATTACATATATGCTCAGCATCACGCGTATGTCCTTTAATCTCATGGCACAAATTACAAGCCCATTTCTCACAAATACCACATTTCCATTGACTACTCAAGAATCCACGACAATTTGCGTCAGGGCAGGATTTAATGAATTCATGGCGTTCTGTAGTATTTGGCACAACAGTCGTCCCTTGATAAAGTTGTCTTTGTAGTTCACGTTGCCGTTCATACAAAGCACGAACTTGTTGATTTATGTCCGTGATTTGCAACCGAACGTTTTCGACACGAATGATATTTTCAACGATGGGTTGCGTCGCTGGCAAAAGTGCGCGTTCCTGATCAAACAACGTTTGTTCCCGAACTTCTTTGTACTTTTTATTTAGGAAAGTAGCAGTAAATGCGTTTCTAGAGAATTGTCTCGTCCATTCGCGGCCACACGCAGGATTCATACATTTAATATTCGATTGACTAATCACATAAGTCTCACAACACGTGCGACAGACATCGAACTCGCAAAAAGGACAGCATATTGATTTCCTTGTGGTTAGATTATTTTTGAAGTCACAGATTTGGCAAACTTTCGCCATGGTTTATAGATGTATATTAAATTATACAGCTTTACTTTTATTCAATTTTTTTGATTGGTTAATATATATGAGTTTTCCAAAAGTAGTTGCACAAAAAGAATCTGCGCGAAAACGAAATCCCATTACAAAATTTGATCAACGTCGTACGAGATATTCTTTTGTGGACGATGATGATAAATTTACTTTTAATCCCAGAATAAACATCAATCGATTAAATACTATGTTTGTTCCAAAGGAATCTAAAAAAAGCCAATTAAATAGACTTACAAGCACAAGAAAACATCCATCTTCTACATCGATGAAACGCAATATATTAATAGGTGGTAAAAGGTTGCGTAGAACATATAAAAAAAGACGATAATATTATAAAAAATCGAATTTATTTTTGTTTATAATTTTAAAAGTAATTATAAAATGAAGGTTGAATATCTAAACACACATTCTGGGTTTTACACAGGGCAGCATGTAAACATAATGCGCAAAAACACAAAAGAAATGTATATTGGAACTATAACGTTTACGTCAATGGAGCCTATAAATAGAGCGAGTCCTAAGGGACCAATAACAGATTATATTTATGTACAATTTGATGGTCTTGTTGGTAGAGAGGCATATTCAAAATGGTTACTTCAAGGAAGTCCTATATTTTGCTCCATAGTAAACCTACGTAAAAAATGCGTCGTTCGAGAAATAGAATATGATGAACATAAAATTATAAAAACTTTACGGGTTACTCAAGACGATGGCGGATATATGTTAAATACAATTGAATATTATATAAAAGTTGGCGATATTCATTCGATGTTAATTTGGCGAGATGGATATGAAATTACTGTGTAAAAAAAAGAAATTTTGTATTATATATATTTGATACTTAACGTGCCTTCCATTCTACATAATCATCGCGTTCTTGAACAAACACATCAAGAAACACATTAATTTTTTTTAGCCATTCCAATCCTTGGTCCTCTGGATTAGTGATATCATAGTTTACGTCAGCATTCGCATCAATACATAGAACTGGGGTTTCAGTGTCAATTAGCCAACTATCATGATAATCTTTGCACTTTTGCAAGTACTCCAACGGAATCCCCGACTCCCCATCACGACTTCGTTTTGCGATTCTCTCGTGGCTTGTTTCAGCAGTGGAATTAATATAAACAATGCCACTCAAACCAAATTCATATTCATACTCTTTGTAAAAGAGATTATAGATTTGATAATTTACATCTTCAATCTTTCCTTCATCGAAAAGCATCTTTGCGAAAATATGTTTATCAGCTTCCAATGATCTCTCGCATACAATAACCTGGCAATCGGGATTTTCACGAATTGTTTTTCTAAGCATAAAAAGACGTGTTGCGCAGGCCATAATTTGGAATGGAAATGCGTAGCGCGCTTGGTCTGTATAAAACTTTTGCAGGATATTTTCACCAGTCGCCTCATCTTTAATGCTTTCCCACATATTCACAGGTTCCTTTATAAAACAAACGCGTTGAGACAAAGGTCCATTTTTCATATGTTTTTCTAGAGCATCTAGAATGGTAGATTTTCCAGAGCCGATGTTGCCTTCGATGGAAACAATGATGGGAACAGTTGTAAATTGCGACATGATAATGTTCTTTTTGATTACAATAAAATTATTATAATCAAAGTCAATTTTTCATATTAGATTGTTTATGTTTTTGTTGCTTTCATACGTGAATTTTTCACAGTTCCTACACCACCAGGTGCTAAAGTGCCAGGTTTGTATACAACCTGTGCATTATTAGAGAACATGCTTTTCATGGAGAATGGTTTGACTGTGGGCATAATATTGGATTGAATATTTTTAACAGGATTTGTAAATTGAATATATCCAGACATGGATTAGTTTTATATATATTAGGATGAGAAAAAAGATATATTTATTATTTATAATGAAAAGAGTTTATTATAAATATATAATTGTAGCATTACTATTAATTGTTTTAGTTACATTTTTAAAATCAATATTAAATTTTAAAGAATCTATGTTGGAAAACAAAAAATATAATTATAATGTGATATTTGCTGGAACAGTAAGAAATTGTGAAAAATATATTAATAATATTTTAAAACACATAGATATTTGTGGAGAAAAATTTAACAATTATATTTTAATTATTTATGAAAATGATTCTAATGATAAAACAAGAACATTTTTAAATGAAAACAAAAAAGACAATTATTATTATATATTAGAAGACAATGTAAAGGAATCAAAAAGAACGGTTCGATTAGAAAATGGGAGAAATAAAATTATCGATAAAATGAACGAATTGAATATAAATAATTCTTTTGATTACCTAATAATGTTAGATATGGATGATGTAAACGATAGTGGAAAATTTGTTGAAACAATAGATACATGTTTTAAATATGAAAATTGGGATGCTTTAATGGGAAATCAACAAACTAAATATTATGATATTTGGGCATTGAGAGAAAAAAATACAATTGATTATGATTGTTGGCGTGAATTAAATAATGCAAAAGACGAAAATCAAAAATCAAATATTAACAATATTATTACCAATACACATTATAAAAAAAATGGTCTAGTTGAAGTTGACTCTGCGTTTGGTGGAATAGCAATTTATAAAATATCATCTATTAAAGATTGTCGATACAAAGGAGAATACCCAAACGGCGATGAAATGTGTGAACATGTTAACTTTAACAAATGTATAAAAAAAAAAGGTGGTAAATTATTTATAAACACAGAATTTTATACATCTTAGAATCTTATTCTTTATTGCATTTTTACATTGAAAAATCTCAAACTTTATTCCTTTTCCTGGAAGTTCTCTAACGGAATGTCAAATATTTTCGATGGCCAATCTACAAAACCCGACGTCCAATCATATGTGGAATGCGTTTTTATGTATTTTGATCGAGTCGCGATGAAAAATTCAATAAAACTATTTTTAACAGAATTGTAATCGGTATTTTTACCAATATGTTGCACTTTGCACACTTCTTCACCACATTCTATAGTTTTTATATTCAATTTTTGTTTTGCATATTCTTTAAAATTTAATGAATTTGTCAACAAACAATCGGTTTCTTTATAGTTTGATTTTAATATATTAAAATACTTTTTAAACAAACTATTATTTTCGTTATAATCGTTTTCAAAAACCTTGTCTGGGAATCTAAAATGCTGTATTCCATAATTTTTTGGTAAATTTACTATTTTGGTTTCAATTTCTTGAGCAAAATAATCTATCGGCTCTAAAATTTTTTTAGCAAATGCTTTATCATCATTAGATAAATTATCCAATGGAAAAAAATTAGTATACATAAACAATTCATCTGTTTTTTCTACAGCATCATTTAATTTTTCGATTTTATCGTCCTTTTCACTATCGATATAAAGCAATTCCTTTGTTTTTATGATATCATATTCATTAGATTTTACATTTTTAAGAAAATCTCCTGCCACATCATCTGTTGCATCGAGAACTAAATTTATATTATTTTTATCACAATATTGTTTCATAAATATTGCGCCTCGTAATTTATCACCAAAACCATGGTTTGTTTCGCCACGTTTGTTTCTCCAAACTAAATATATTGTTTTTTTATTTTCATTTCCTTCATATATTGAATTATGTTGTACGTAACTATAAAACAAATATATGTTTATTAAAATGAGAACTCCTATTATAATTTTATTAATGTTTCGTTTTTTCATTATATAAATACCTACATAAAATCCTATTCAATAACTAATTTATTATACATGTTCTCTATTTTCATTTTCGAATACTCATGTTCCATCAAATCTTCTGGGTGCAAAAGCGAATCGTTGTTTGTTTTATAAATAAAAAGTGGGTATTTATAAGTATATGTTTTTAATTTGGTAAATAAATAACAATCTGCATGATGAATAATATAATGTTCTAAGTTATATTTACCATTCGAATAAATACCATTTATTAATTTCCTAGCAGCGCTATTTTTTATTAAATATGCAGCAGCGCTTACGCATTTATTACGGTGATTTGGTTCATATAAATTGAACATTTCAGGTTTATAATTGACACTAATATAACATAACTGAATAATTTCCCAATCAGGCGGTGCGTTATCTATGATTTCACGTACAGATTTTCGCCAATATTTTTTATATTCTAATGTAATATCATCCTCCATAATTAAAGCAACATCTAAATTTGTATTTGAAAATCTTCGAATAGTTTCTAAATGAGATAACATACACGCATATTCATAATCATTTTTTTGTTTATTCATTAAATTTAATTTTGTATAAACTTGTTTTGGTATCAATCCATCTATGGCAGGAACCCTTTGTGATTGAACATTTTGAAAAACAGGATCTTGAAACAATTGTGTCATTTTCTTTCGTCTATCTGCAGATCGATCTAAATTTATCCAATATATGATATCTACTCCATCCATATAGTCAAAATTCGGTCTTGGTTTGTTTATAATAAAATAATCGTCCATGGGGGTTTTAGTAGAAGAATTATCAAATTGCTTTTTGTATAAAAAATAAGACAATGTTAATAATATTAATATTATCAATATTAATGCGGACAGGACTAAATTTCTATAAATATGTTGTAACATTTATATTATGCGAACATTATTTAATAGACTAAATAATGCACGAATCAGTACTCTAAAAACCCAAAATCAAAAGTTCTAATCGGTTTAAATTTCAATATATCGAGAACCTTGCTAGTCGTTGGAAATTCATCCATTCCATAAACATCTTGCAATATCATCCATTCAAATATTCCTCCACTATACACATATACTTCTACAAATCCTAATCCCATTAACTGTTTACACTTTGCATCAGCTGTTTCATCACTTGAATTTCTTCCATACACAGCAATTTTCTTTTTAAATTCCAACTTTTCCATCAAACTATTTATGATCTTTTCCTCCATTTGATATGAAATTGTATTTTTTATCAAACAGTCTTGTTCATTCATCGGCAGTGTATTTATTACTATAAACTGTCCCCTATTTTTTATTAAACATTGCATATCTTCAAATCCTATTTTTTTAATTGATTTTTGGAATAAATTTGAGAACATTTCTATCTATTTAACTCTATAATAACACATTTATATATTTTTAATGAAAAACATATAGAAATTTTCATAATAATATATATAATGACAATTATTAATAATATTGAAATTGATGACATTCAATATAAGCGCAATATTATAAAAGAGGCGATTGTAAATAATGATCCCATAGAAGATAAACTCCATGTTATTTTATGCATTTCAAACCCATGTTTGTATGCAAGGCGGTATATTTTAATAAAAGAGTTTATCAATCGTATGGAATTAGAAGAAACAAATGTTCTCATTTATGTCGTTGAACTTGCTTATAAAAAACAGAAATTCATAATAACCAATGCTAAAAACAAAAGACATCTACAGATTCGGACAGAAACTCCTTTATGGCATAAAGAAAATATGATTAATATAGGAGTTAAAAAACTATTACCTAAGAATTGGAAGGCAATGGCATGGATTGATTCTGACATTGAATTCGAGAACCCATCTTGGGCATTGGATACATTAAAAATACTAAACGGAACAAAAGATATTGTTCAACTATTTAGTAATTGCATTGATATGGATAAAGACGAAAAGGCTATGAATATTTTTACCAGTTTCGGCCATCAATATACCAAAGAATTACCTTATTCTAAAAAATTAATACAATTTTGGCATCCTGGATTTGCATGGGCTTGTACTAGAAAAGCTTATGAAAAAATGGGATCTTTGTATGAAGGTGGCGTTTTAGGTTCTGGTGATAATATTATGGCATTGTGTCTAATTCAACAAGGGTTGAAATCATTAAATGACCAATCTACAGAAGACTATAAGAATTCTATTCTTGAATTTCAAAACAGAGTAAAAACATTGCGATTAGGTTATGTTCCTGGAGTAATTCGTCATTATTTTCACGGATCTAAAAAAAATCGTAGATATAATGACCGTTGGCAAATACTTTTAAAACATAATTATCAACCATCCATCCATATTACTCATGATGAAACTGGAATATTAATTCCCACACAAGAATGCCCAAAAGAAATGTTGTGTCAAATTATGGAATATTTCGCAGAACGAAATGAGGATGAATTTTACCAACAGCCAAATTTATATAAAGAAAACCAAGCACAGCAGTCCCTAGGACAAGAAGATCATGAAATTAGAAATAATATAGATTCATTTTTATCTTTTGAAAATAACAGTAAAAATGATGAAAAAGATAATTATTTTGATATGAATTCCAACGAATTGACAGACGATAATGATTATCAATTGCCAAATATAGTATGTATTTTTGATCAATTTGTAAATCCAGGTGATGTTTAAACCTTTGAAATAATAGCATGATGCTATAGAATGCTCAATCTTCGGTTTTTTTAAGAGTAATAAATTCAAAGCAGCGGTTTTGTATTTATTCATATCCAATTTATTGATTTGAATTATTTTTCCGTTTCTAAAAACAAAACGGCTATGCTAATATACTTGACAACATCCACAGGAAGTCTTTTGAAAACAGACATGATTGATATTGTTTTTATTTGATATGTGTAATAAAAGCATTTCAATTTTTTGGAGTTTGAAATGAAAAAAGTGTAAGTACTACACATTGAAGATTTTGAAAAGTCGTTTGTTTTTTTATTTTTATTTATTCGTTTATGTTATAATGAATTTACAAACGTTAGATGAAGTAATTCACTTTTATAAAGATATGAATAAAAACACGCATATGGAAATTTATAATACCTTTAACCACAATGTAAAAAATTATAACAATGGTGTTTTAGAAGAACAGTTTTATAATTGTTTAGGATTTGGAGAATTACCATTCTCATGGCATTGGTATTTGTTAGTAAATGAAATGCCTTCAAATTTTAAATTTTTGGAAATAGGAGTGTATAAGGGCAGAGTTTTATCACTTATTAAAATGCTAAGCAATTTATTAAATAAAAACGCACAGATATGGGGAATTACTCCTCTTTGTGACGCTGGTGATAAATATTCTAATTATGCCAACACTGACTATTTAAATGCTATTAAAACTTCGTTCGTGAATAGTAATGCTTCTTTTGAAAATACAGAGATTATTCAAGGGTTTTCAGAAAACGATGATGTAATTAACAAAGCAAAAGAAAATATGTATTATGATATAATATTCATAGACGGTTGTCACGACTATAAAAATGTATGTCTTGATATACATAATTATTCTAGTATGCTTAAACGTGGAGGGTATTTAGTTATGGATGATGCAAGTTTATTTTTAACAGACGCGTATGGAAGTTTTTTGGGTCATCCAGATGTAGGAAAAGCAGCGATTGATAATTTGGATAGTAATCCTGAATTCATTCATTTGTATGCTGTCGGGCACAATCGCGTTTGGCGTAAAAATTAAACCGATTAAAATCAAAATGGTAATGTATTGATTTACAATTGTAACTGCATAATAATCTGCGCAGTTACAATTCTTTAGAAAAATATTATAAGAATATATTAAAATGTCTACTTGTCTTTGTATTGGAGCGTGTGTTTGTGTTTCTGCTAGTGTGTTGTATTTTTTACATACACATTTTATGCCATTTTTCATTGTTTCTGTAAAAGATAATACTGAAAGTTGTAAAAGCGTTGAATGTGATAAAATAGAACAAATTGTATAGCAAAGTAAAAAATTGGAAATAGCCGAAGCAATTAAAACATTGTAATAAAAACAAGGCATCATGGACCTAACACAAAGCAAACTTTCAAAGCGTGAATGGGAAACCATTGAAATACCTGTTTCTAACGAGGAGAAAAAAATTCTATCTATGATTATCAAAGGATTCGATGATGTAAATATAAGATATAATGAGACACATTCGCTATATAGCCATATAAAAATCGAGCCAAGTGGTGAAATGGATTACTTTCTATTTAAGAAATATTTTGAAGACTCTATTTGTGGCACAATAGAAAAATATGGAAAGGGAACGCCGTTACAATCCTTACAATTTAAAAGTAAATTGGGAGGTAAAGAGTTGAAATCTCTAAAAAGCGCCGACTCCATTCGTGTGCAAAATTTGGAAAACACCATTCAACTTAATAAGAAATTCATTTTCGAATTCTTATTGATAGACTTGGCAAAAGATCTTATAAAACAAATATATAAACAAAAACAAAAATATGCATTCTATTTGTATACACTTATTCAATTAAAAAAAGCATCCATTCATAATATAAATGAATACGTCACATTGTTTATTGACACTGCTATTTCCTATGCAAATAGTCTTACTAAAACTAGTGAGATTATTGCAAATGCGTATGAATTTATCGAGTGTAATAAATATTTATTAAAATATGAAGATCGAGTATTGTTTCCTCATCAAAAAGAACTCTATCGCATTTGTAAAAATAAGGATACTCCTAAGCTGATTTTATATACAGCACCAACTGGCACAGGTAAGACAATGAGTCCATTGGGATTAAGTGTCTCCTATAGAATTATCTTTGTTTGTGTCGCTAGACACATTGGTCTTGCGTTAGCAAAATCAGCAATTTCAATGGAAAAGAAGGTAGCGTTTGCATTTGGTTGTGAATCTGCAGCAGATGTGCGTCTTCATTATTTCTCAGCATTAGAATATACAAAAAACCGCCGCTCTGGTGGAATTGGGAAGGTAGACAACAGTGTTGGTGATAATGTTGAAATTATGATTTGCGATGTTCAATCTTATATTACTGCTATGCATTATATGCTTGCGTTTAATGAAGCCATTGACATAATTACATATTGGGATGAACCTACAATTACAATGGATTATGAAACTCATGAATTGCACGAAAAAATTCATAGAAATTGGACTGAAAATAAGATACCTACCATGGTTCTTTCTTGTGCCACTTTGCCAGAATTTGCGGATATACAGCCAGTATTTGATGATTTCCGTGAAAAATTTGATGGTGCAGAAGTGCATACAATTACAAGCTTTGATTGCAAAAAGTCAATTCCTATTTTAAACAAGGATGGATATTGTATGTTGCCACATTTTATGCACAGCGAACATACAGATATGATTGAATGTGCAAAATATTGTGAGAAAAATAAAACATTATTGCGTTATTTTGATTTGCGCGAAATTATTCGATTTATTGAATACATAAATAGTAACAAAATGGTGGATGATATTTACTCTATCGATTCCTACTTCTCTAAAAATATTACTGATATTACAATGAATAGTCTAAAAGAATATTATTTAATTTTGCTAATTCATATTGATGCTAAGAAATGGCCAAGTATATATCAATACATGTCATCCAATAAAAAAAGGAAGTATAACGATATTGCATCAACGGTATTTAGTAAATCTAAGAGCGTGGAATCACAAAGTCTTGCTGGATCTGCATTATCGAGAACAAATAGTGTAACCGTTGCTCAGCTCAAGCTGCCACAAAGTCAAACTAGTAGTGGGATTTTGATAACAACCAAAGATGCATATACATTGACAGATGGTCCAACTATATTCTTAGCAGACGACGTTTCAAAAATTGGTAGCTTTTATGTACAACAATCCAATATTGCACCGTCTGTCTTTCAAAATATATTAATGAAAATCACAAAAAATGCTGAAATTATTAAACGTATGGAAGACCTAGAATCTACAATTACGGCACAAGAAAGTAAAATGGTTACTGTAGTTGATGGAAAGAAAGCGGAACAAAAAAGTGGTGATGCTAGAGAAAGTGGCAGACTTTCTAAGGAATCCCAGGCAATGATGGATGAAATTAATAAGTTGCGTAAAGAAATTCGTTTAGTTTCATTAGATGCCATGTATGTTCCTAATACAAAACCTCATCAACAAATATGGTGCACAGATTCACAAATTCATGAGAACGCATTTGTATCAAATATTGGCGAAGATAATGCAAAACGCATTATGTTGCTTAATATTGAAAATCATTTGAAAGTATTATTGTTGTTAGGAATTGGTATGTTTATTGACAATTTAAATGTAGAATATATGGAAATTATGAAGCAGTTGGCGGAACAACAACGATTGTTTATTATTATTGCATCTACAGATTATATTTATGGTACAAATTATCAGTTTTGTCATGGATTTATTGGAAAGGATTTGACAAACATGACTCAACAAAAAACTCTTCAAGCAATGGGACGCATTGGTAGAAATAACATTCAACAAGATTATACGATTCGATTCCGTGATGATTCCATGATTGATAGGTTGTTTAAGAAACCCGAGGTGAATCTAGAGGCGATAAACATGTTACGTTTGTTCTCGAACTAGTGTTTGTTCTCGAACTAGTGTTTGTTCTCGAACTAGTGTTTGTTCTCGAACTAGTGTTTGTTCTCGAACTAGTGTTTGTTCTCTAAAAAATTGAAAACTTTTTGTCTAGATATTATAGATGTTAATGAAAACTATCAAAAGGTTTAGAAAGTTTTTGCGTAAAACCAAGAGAATGATGGGGGGATCTAAAACGCCATCCCCATCGCCATCCAAGAAACAAAAAACTGAGGTCGGGCGTTCTCTTACGACAACAGCACCATCTGGTCCTAGTGCTGGTGCTGGTCCTAGTGCTGGTCCTAGTGCTGGTGCTAGTGCTGGTGCTGGTCCTAGCATGGGCGTTGGTCGTGTGCACTGGCCAATAAATCTTAAAGATTATGGGCTTGACGAACATGAGCGCGCTATGAATGATTTGCGCGAAAAACTCGAAGCGGAATATGAAAATGCGGTAGCATTGGTAAACGCCAACAAAAAACAAGAAGCTTTAATAGCAAGTTTAAGAGAAACCCGCAAAATAATAAAAAAGGCTGCTGACACAAAACTAGCCAGCAACAAAGATTTTGCAATTAGTCAAGCAAAACGTTCTATACAGGAAGCGATTCTTAATACAAATGACGGAGCAAAACCCGCATTAAATTGTTTAGCAATGGCTACTGCTGTAAATGCAAACAAAGTATGTGGCCTCGCAGTAGATGGAAGTCTAAAAAAAGACGATCGTGGTAATTTTTTGCAAGTCTCAACTAGACTTTGGAAGCGAGAAAAATGGATTCGAAACCATGGAACTTCTGGGAATTCGTTTGATTATGGAATACAAGGTGCAAACCAATGGGAATACAATGGTAGATTAAAAATGCCTGATTGGGCCAGAAATGGCCAATGGGACGCGTAAGAAAATTACAAACAGAATATATTACACTTATTACATTTTTTATACTCTTGAATGTTCAAAATTATCCAAAAACCAGGTTATTGTTTCTTGAATACCTTTTTCTATAGGCGTAAATTGAAAATCTGGAAAAAAATCTAATAATTTTGAATTATCAGCTGTTTTTTTATATTGTCCATCTGCAAATTTCTCATCGAATACTACTCTATCTTCATATTCAAATGCTTTTGCTATAAAATAACCAACGTCTTTTATAGAAACTTCGGCGGTTTCTGGCACAGATAAAATAATAGAATCACTAGAGATGTTCTCATTAAATAAAACTAAAAGTATTAATTTTGCCAAATCTACCGAATAAATAAACTGTCTTAATGGTTTTCCAGAACCTTTAATAACAAAATCTTTACCCGATTTCTTTGCTAAAAAGCATTTATGAATTAATGCTGGCAAAACATGACCATCTTCCAAATGAAAATTGTCATGTTTACCATAAATATTTGTAGGTATTACGCATACAAAATTATCTCCAAAGTTCTCGTTATACATTCTACAATGCACCTCCAACATTCTTTTCGCATAAGCATACGCATCATTTGAGAAATGTGGCGGACCATCATGTAACATTGTTTCGTTAATAGGATATGTAGTTTTATCTGGAAAAATACAAGTAGATAAACATGCCACAAGCTTTTTTACTTTATAATCATGAGAACATTTTACTATATTATAGTTAATAGCCACGTTTTTTTCAAACATTTCTACTTTATTATTCATATTTTTATATAAACCACCAACGCATGCAGCTAAATGTATCACATAATCTGGTCGATGTGTTTCGAACATTTCCTTGGTTCTCGATAAATCTGTCAAATCATAATCTTTGGATGAAATAAATACAAAATCTGCTGAAGAAAACTGCGACGAAACCTGTTGAATTGCTGACCCAACCAGACCTGTTCCACCAGAAACGAGAACCTTCATTTATATATAAAAAACACTGGTTTTATATATATTTTTATATTTTTAACTTTGTAAATATGCAATAACGCTTTCAATAAATGAATTTATAACGTCTTCTTGTCCTACCGCATCGTCAGCAAAATGAAGTTCTAAAAAACGTTTTGATCCTAGATCATTAAAGCGGCGATCCAGATTTTTTCCCATTTGACAAAATTTATCATAATTTGTGTCACCCAAACCTAACACTGCGTATTCGGTTCCATCTAGTAAAGATTTTGAGTTTTTTTGGTTTTTTAATTTCCTCCAGAAATGATTCGCATTTTCTGGCGCATCTCCGTTTCCTGTTGTAGAACATACAATAATAATCTTACAATTTTTATCATTATTAATAAAAGTAAAACTATCGCCATTAATGGTGTTATTCAATGACGCCAATTTACATTCATGTCCTGTTTCATTTAATAAATAATAAAGATTCCTAGATATTTCTTCTGCATTTCCTTTTTGTGATCCAAATAAAATATAGATAGTTGATGACATATATATAACGCAATTATAAAAATAAATGGTTTAACAAAATTCTTCCCCCTCTTCAATAAGATCATTGTAAAAACTAAAAGAACAACATGTCCAAACTAGTAATAATACATAAACTTCTACCATACATAATAAAAATATTTTTATTATATATACCATAAAAAATGACAGATTATGTAGTATGTGTTCCATCTTATAAACGAGCTGAAATTTGTAATGAGAAAACATTGGCTATGTTAAAAAAAAATAATATACCCGCATCAAAAATATATGTTTATGTGGCAAATCAAGAAGAACATGATCAATATAAAAATGTTCTCGATTCTAAACTTTTTAATAAACTTGTGGTTGGTTTAAAAGGTTTAGTACCTCAACGCCAATTCATCATGGAACAATGGCCAGAAGGTAAATCCATTGTTTTTTTTGATGATGATGTTCAGTCTGTAGATTTAACTATGTCTAAGCAATTTAAAGGAAAAACCCTCGATCACTTTTTTAAAGAAGCATTTAAAGAATGTAAAACACATAAATCTTACATATGGGGTGTATATCCTGTTTTTAATCCATTCTTCCGCAAAGGTCGCCCCGAATTAACAACTTGTTTAAATTATATTGTTGGTGCATTTTATGGTATTATAAATCGCCCAAAATTAAAGGCTATCGAACTTACGATTACAAAAGAAAATGGTCAAAAAGAAGATGTTGAGCGCACTATTAAATATTTTGTAGAAGACGGAATTGTATTACGATTTAATCGAATTGGATTTGTTACAAAATATTATGGCAAATCTGGTGGTTTGGGCACATTCGAAGATCGTTTAAAACCAATGTTAGAAGCATCTCAAAAATTATTAAAACAATATGGAGAATATGGTGCAATTTCAACGAAAAAACATGGAATGACTGAATTCCGTTTGCGTAAAATACCTGCACGAGTGGCTTCGCAAACTGAAGTGGCTTCGCAAACTGAAAGTGCGCACAAAAAAACAAAAAAGGCAATAAAAAACAAACTTAGCAAAACTGCTAAAAAATTGAAATAAAGCATTCGAAAACTATATAAAGATAAATCACCATTACTTTTTAGTTAGTGTTAACTCAGCGCCCCCAGAAAATGTCACTTTTCGCCGCACTTGATTCAGTCGTTGGTGCAATCAACCGTGCAGTTTTGCCTTTGAATGAGGCAAAGGATGCAGCTGAGCAGATTGTTCTTGGAGAGAACAAGCACGAACAGTACGGTTGGTCCAGTGACATCGAGGATCGAATTGTGCAGTTTGATTTTCAGTGCGTGCGCACTGATAGCAACGGCGTAAGCAAGCTTTCTGTAATTCTGGACGATCTGCTACAAAAGCTATCTATTGTCTATGAGGATCCTGTGTTTGAAATTAAACGCAAGCAGCTTTTGACAACATTGTTCAAGTTGATTGCAAAGACTCGTGACGTCAACGGTGGTAAGGGAGAATATACCCTGTCCTACATGATGATTATTATCTGGCACAAGTACTTTCCTTTGCTCTCATTGTCTGCACTTCAACTATTTGTCATGGATCCCAATGAAGTTTTAACAACACTTGATTCTCAGGAGCCGTATGGTTCTTGGAAGGACATGAAGTATTTCTGCAAGTATCTTCTAGACAACGGTGGTACAATGGAGCATCCTTTGATAATCTCATGTATCGAGAGAATCAACAACACTCTTCGGTTTGACGATTCTCTCTACAACACTGCATCGAGTGCGGAGGAAAAGAAAAATCTCACATTAGTTTCCAAGTGGGTTCCACGAGAGGGTTCCAAGAAGTTCGGCTTCCTTTATGACGCTCTAGCAACAAACTACTTCCCGCGCTACATTGAGAGTGCTAACTATGTGGCGGTTCAGTGCCGCGAGTTAACAAAGAAGAAGGCGTTGGACAAGTGTCGGGCTCAGTATCGAATGCTTTGTAGTAAGCTGAACAGACACATAGACACTGTGCAGATCAAGCAGTGCGCCAAGTCGTGGGCGTCTATTGACCACTCAAAGACCACTTCAATTACAATGGCTAAGCAACGAAAGGCGTTCTTGAATAAGAATGAATTAGATGACCCTGACCGTATTGAGTGTGCGGATAATCTTAGGGCATATCTGGAGAGTTTGAAGAAGGAGGGGAAGGAGGTAAAGGGTAAGCATGTGTCTCTCCCTGATTTTACGAAGCAGGCGATGACGGGTTGCGCCCGATACATTGTAACAAACAGTGAGGAGGTAGACATCCTCAACTCACAGTGGCGTGATAACAGTAACAAAAAGAACGCAAATGGTCTTGGTCCAATGGTCGCGATGTGTGATCTATCTGGGTCAATGTCTGGTGATCCGTTACATGCTGCGATCGCTCTTTCTTGTCGCGTAGCTGAGAAGTCGTTGTTGGGACCTAGGGTTATGACATTTTCAGCTGAGCCTGCATGGATAAATTTGGAGGGAAAGACGAACTTTACTGATATGGTGCGAGAAATTTTAAAGAACTCTGGTACTGCTGGTCTCAACACAGACTTCTATAAGGCTCTAGACTTGATTCTTAATGCCATCGAGCAGCATCGCGTTCCTCCAGCGGACGTGGAGAATATGATTCTCGTGATTTTCAGCGATATGCAGATTGATGACTGTCTTTGCTTACAAGCGGGTGCTAACTCCTACGCACACACTGAGCAGCATAAGAAGCAGGCATACAATAAGTGGTCAGTCATGCATGAGAATATCAAGCAGAAGTATGCAGAAGTTGGTACGCGCATGTATGGCGAGCCGCTCAATACTCCTCACATTTTGTTCTGGAACTTGCGAAGCACCAGTGGTTTTCCAGCACTTTCTAAAGAGGCTGGTTGTTCAATGATGAGTGGGTACGACCCTACTATTCTCAATATGTTCTGTGAAATGGGATTGGATGCACTCAAGGATATGACGCCTTACAAGAATCTACTCAAGCAGTTAGACAATCCTCGGTATTTGCCAATGGAGCAGATTGCTCAATTTTAAACCAAAGAATTAAAAATGAAGAATTAACTAAAAACATTATTCTGTATACACAACAACTCAGCGCTAATAGTGTAGTGGTAACACGCAACCCTTCCAAGGTTGAACTGG